AATGTATACTGCCCCCCAAGGCCAGTTAAAAGTGCCTGTAGGACGCTGTAGGAAGTCTGTAACGCCACATAGATACTTCTCGCTATGTTTAGGGGTTTCTGTCCCAAGTGACAATACAACGCAATTCCTGCCCCATTGAAAATAATGGAGCATATCAAATCGAACTTCCCCTGTATTGACATCTGGCCCATCTGCCAATGCTACTTTCATTGGAGGATATTCATATACCTCAAGATTCCACTCTTTGATGAGGTAATCCGAGTAAGCATATCGCTCACGAAATTTAGGTTGACGATACTGGATTACTGGAACATCAATTTCTGCTCCGTATCGAATAAGATGGAGTAATGCAGTTGAGTCTTTTCCTCCACTCCATAAGACAACCGACCTCGGCCATCTCTTGTTCCATTCTTTTATTTTATTTATTGTTTTATTTATTAGGTGATGTCTCATTAAATAATAATTGCCGCACCAATCGCCGCGCCAGCAACTGCTCCTCCAGCACCAATCATTTGACCTGTCATTGCATTTTGAGATGCTGCATTTTGAACAGCATTTTGATACATTGACTGCTCGTAATTTTGTTTATTTTGCTGAGAAACTTGATTTGCTTGTTGCAATTCGCCAAGGTTTTGATTGATCCAGTCAGATGTAGATTGCTGCAATCCTTGACTTCCAGCAAGAACATTTTGCTGGTATTGTTGCATTGCTTGCAGATTTGCTGCTTTTGCCGCCATTTCTGCTTGAATTGCAGATGCTGGATCAAGTCCTCCTATTGGGGCTGGAGTTTGTGCAAGATAACCCTGCTGGAGCGCAAGATTGCGAAGTCTTGCCTGCCTTCCAGCTTCAGTTCCCATGTCATACATGGCAGATCGTCCAATAGTTCCTTGTCCAAGGCCAGTTTTGTATCCAGAAGTTATTCCTTGCTTATTAGCCCAAGAATCCATGCCTTTTTGAGTTGCAGCAATGTCAGTAAGTTCTGCCACTCGACTTCCCATTTCATGCCGCATTCTTGCAGCTTCTGGATCAATAAGTTTTTCAAGTTCACGGGAACGAATTTTATTTTCAATTCCAAATTCTGATGCTTCTTTTGAAGTTTGGGCAGCATCAAATACTTGAGTTTGTGGAGGAAGTTGCGATTGCAATTTAAGCAATTCACCTTGATTTTGCAAGTATTGACCACCAGCAGCTTGTTTTGCTGCAAGGATAGAAAATATTGCAGTATCATCTGGCTTGCTAATGTATTTACTTGCGTTTACTGAACTTGATCCACCCATATAATTTATGCTGCTGTTGCTCTTGGAACATATCCCATGCCACTAACATATGATCCAGTTGTTCCCGGTATTGTTGCATTTTGCATTCCAGCCATTGAACCATATCCTCCAGCTTTAGTTAAACCAGAACCTCCAGCCATTTTACCATATGCTCCAAGTGCAGAAGATGCAATATTTCCTGCTGCGCTAATGTATGCGCCTTTTATTGCATTTTGAGACGCTGCATTTTGCTGTTGTCCACTAAGAAGCATTTGATTGTATGCTTGCTGTGATTGTTGTGCTGTATTTTGCAACCCAGCAAGATTTGCATATTGCTGTGCCGCTGATGCTGCTCCCATTTGATTAAATCCACCAATTGAGCCAAACATTGCTTGTTTATATGCTTCTTGTGCGGCAAGATTTTGAGCATCCGCCGCTTGAAGTGCGGCAATAGATGATTCTGGAGATATTCCACCAACAGGTTCAGCAGTTCTTGCGAGATACGCTTGTTGTTGCAATGCAAGGCTATCTTCGTATGCTTTTTTAGCTTGCAAAGCGCGATCATACATGGCAGCGCGGCCAATCGTGGAGTCACCAAGTCCTGTCTCGTATTGAGATGGCAATCCTTGAGTTCGCATATACTCTCGCATATACGCTTGACTTGTTTCTGGACTTGTCAGTTGCTCCATTTCTCTTGATTGAGAAAGACGCATTGCAGCAGCTTCTGGACTTGTAAGACGATCCAGTTCCCGCTGCGTTAGAATGTTTTGCATTCCAAGTTCTGCTGCTCGTTTAGAAACAGCAGAAGCATCGTAATCTTGCCTTTGTCTTGCAGCCCCAGCATATTGCTTCAACATTTCAGCTTGATTTGCCATCTGCTGTTGTTGAGCCTGTTGCATCATCATAGCAATAGCTACATCACGCGACGGATCACGCTTTGAGATATATTTACTTGGATCAACTGTTTTTGCTCCACCCATTTTAAGTCAATGAATCGTAAGAATAAATTTCCCTATCCATCTTTGTCAATCCTAATTTAAGCATTACTTCATTGCTAAAATTAGGTCGATCATTAACAAGTGGAACTCCAATGTATCCCATTCCTCCAGAAAGTTGAGCGTGCGCTCTCCAATCACTCATTACTTGTATAACATCTTGTGGTCTTGTATATTTTGGGTGAAAAGCTGGATACACAACAGGAAGGAAAACATGGTCAGAATAGCCAAACAACTGACCATCCCTATAATGAGCATAAACATTGATGTTAGGATGATCCGTAATTTTGTGGTCAAACGATTCAGCAAAATCTTGCAAGTTTCCAAATTCAAATGAGTCTTTTGGTATTAGTTTATAGTCTATTCGTGTTCGCATATTTATTAATTAAATCCAACCTTGGGATCGTATCCCGAAATTTCGTTTGGAATATAATCTTTAAACCGATTTGCCTGCTGTGCAATTATTTTTTTTCTTGTTGCAAAATTTCCGCAAGCAGCACACGGCAAACATTCAGATTGAGGGGAAAATAATGGAACAGATGAATACAATGGGACAACCGGATCATCTTTAAATGGCGTAATGTATCTAAAGGGAAAATCAGTTATTTGTTGTGATGCTGTAGTTATGGATGGCATATTAACAAGGATTCTGTGCGAGATATTGTTGTGCTGCAGAATTTGCTGCATTTTGAGCAAGAATCCCAGCTTGATTATTAGCGTCAATTTGTGAAATGCTTGACAAGAAACTTGCAGATGCTGTTGCGGAAATTGACTTACTTGGATTGCTTGTGCATGGAAGCGTTACAGTCCTAAATTCTTTAGCCCACCATGATTTTTGCGTAGTGTCAGCTTGCTCATACGGACTTGGCATAAGATCAACATAAAGATTCTCGCCGTCTTGAGAAACAACGCATGATTTTGTTTCTGGAGCTTGTGGAACTCCGGTGCTTCTTTCGCTCCAAGGATCAAGGAACAATCTTACTGATTCAACGCCAAACTCACCGCACCATTCGACAAGCAATGAAAATGCTTTGTCAATGTCGTTTGTTAGATTTGATTCGCAAGTTGTAGTAGATGCTCTGCGTTGAGAATTTTCAGTAATAAGCCTGCGATATTGAGTATTAAGGAATCCAAGTTTTGCAATCTCATCAGCAAAATCACTATTGACCCATTGATAGTCATTGGTAACTGCCATCAATCGTGTTTCAAGAACATTTTGATACGATCCTTTTGAGCCGCGATACGCAACTTTGACATCAACAGTTCCTCCAATCTCACAAGCCTCAATTTCCGCATAAGCGAATTGTTTTAGATCAACTGCATCGCCAAGCAATCCAGTTTCCATCTGACAATAAATTCTGCTTACTTTTTCAGTAACATTTCCATCAACATCAATGTCAAAATATGTGTCAACGCGATCTGGCATGAATGACTCCCAAAGATGATTGTATGAACCATCATTTGTTGCTGAGTAATCAACGGAGAAGTGGAAACAACGAGGAGTGCCGTTTACAACGCCAGAAATCCACTCTACAGGTCTTGTGCCAGTCCATACGCCACACCATGCAGGAAACTTCTGCTGTGACCATTCAGAGGCTGCTGCGTAATCAAGAGCCATCGTTGCAGAATTACATGGTTCAAGATATGGAATAGAATACAGCAAGTAGTTTTCAAATGTTATTGCACATATGTTGGATGTATCTCCAGCCATGTATGCTTTGACTCTTGCCATCTCAACATCTCGATATAACGATTGCGAAGTAATATACGCTGATGCTGCAATGTCAGAACTAATCAATCCTCCTTGCGAATACCACCAGATTTGACCAGCTTGAAACGAAATCGATTTTCCAGCTACGCAGCCAATCGTTGGGTATAGCGTAGTTTGGAAGTTAGGTGTAGTTGTCCACAATGTTCGATCATAAATTCCGCTTGAGAGGGAATATGTCGCACGATCTGTAAACACAATCAGTTTTGTCTCGTTGTTTTGACCAATGTAATTAGTCATTCCAGTAACAACGCGAGCAAAAGCAAAGTCTCCTCGGCCTGCTCCGCTTAATCTTTCAGTAAACGATGTTGGATCACCAATGTCAGATGCAAGAACAATGTTTTTTGATGCTACCCAAAGTCGATTCCCGCTGAATGCCATCCAATATCCAATCGGAATTGAATTTGTTTGAACTCCATTTTTATTTGATCCATCCCAATACGCAGGAGAAGAAACCCCATCTTGAATAACAACAATACGATGAGATGGAGTTACTGTTATATCGCCACCAGTTGATACTTTAGCAGTTTGCGTTGCCAAAGTAAAAACAAACTGGTCAACAGATGGATCAAGTTTGATATTTTTGAGACGATAATCTTCCCAGTTTTTAGGTTGTTTGAGAGGAAATGGAGAATAGTAAACGCTACCATTGACTGCAAATACAGCATATGGCAATTCATCAGCAACAACACTTGTTCCATCTGGATTGAAAATTTCAGCAGGAATTACTTTTGTTACTCCATTTTGAACAATCGTATCAGAAGCATTTGATTGTTTGTTTGAAGAAAAAAAAATTCCACCTTGGAAGTTGCCGGGAGGAAGCGATAACCTCATTGCATTGCCGGGTCTTGTTTGAACAACGCCACCTCGGACGGCAACATTTACACCCCATTTAAATTGATTGTCTGGCAATGCCCAAGGGTTGCGGACAGAGTTTACGCCAAGCATCCATCCAGATGCAGTTTTACTTTCTCTGCCAGATGTTATCTGTGCGCTTTTCATTAAAACATTACTGGGTCAGTAGTATCCCCATATGTGATGGAATTTATCTGCGGTGTAACCATTGCGTGACCATCAATCGATTCCTGCTGATTCTTTAGATAAGCAAAAGCAATTTGCCAATAGCGAGCGGACTGATCAGCAAAATCTTTGTCTTCCAAATCGCAAGCATGAACAGCAGTAATAATAGCTCGCTCTTGCTCCAATGGAATAAAGTCATAGATGCTTGTAATACTTGGAGTCTGGATGCGATACGAAATCCTTGCCCATGCACAAGGCTTGCCAATGCGAATCCTGCGATACTGAGGATTGACTTCAGATGGATGATACTGACCAATCAGCGTCATGTCATTGCTGCGTCCGTAATCATAGGCGTAAAGCGAAACATAACCTTCTGTGATTGGTTTATCAATTTGACTAACTGATTTCACAAATACTGGCAATGTCACAGAGTCAACAAAAAATGTCGAATCAACAGATTCTCCAGTTGTTGTGTATGATTTTCGGCCAGTTGTTGAAGAAGTGTTTTTAGCGTGAGCTTGAGTATCGTAAAGCTCAAATGAATTGTTATCTACTCTACGAGCATAATATGTCGTTCCAGATACCAATCCAGTCGGCAAAACATCTCCTTCTTTTGCGCGAGGAACAACAGCATCACCAGTATTGAATTGAGACTGATCAGCATCAATGCTTGTAGATGCAGAAACATTAAATGTCCTAACAATATCAAGTTTTAATTGACCACTGCCGGGGCTTGTTAATGTTTGAAGTATTCCACCAAGATAAACCTTAAATGAATTACCAGACAATTTTATCGTGTAATTTGTAGTAGGTATTAGCGGAGTTGGTAATGTTTGAGTAGTTGAAAACTGAACAATCTCATCCTCATTCAAATATTCTATTGTGCTCGGTTTAATCAAGTCACCATATGGAAGAGATTGGAATGATCTACGCAAGGCATAATATGACTGACCAGACCCAAATGAGTTTACGACAACAAGACCAGTTGTTCCTCCTGCATTTGCATTTACAAGCGTGTTGTAGACTTTAGCAGTAGAATTATTGATCTTGTTAAGGTAAAATGGCGTTACACCATTATCAATTTGAGGATTTGTATTGGGCAGTAAATAATCCGTTCCCCAGTAAATTTCTTGACCTGTTGCAAGATTAGTAAAATCTCCAGCCCAGTTGTTGTTAAAAGTAACACTAAATGGACGAGAAAGCGAAACATACAATGTTCCAGTTCCAGAAGATGTTATATTGACATCACTAAAATCAGTATTTTTGATTGTGAAGTTGCCAGTTGATGTATTCAACGGAATTTCTGCTCGATATGCAGTTCCAGCAACCAATGGTGATGGCAACACGCCAGTTGATGTAAACGCAACAAATACACCAGTTGAAGGAGTAATTGAAACAGTAGGAGTTGATGTATAATTGGTTCCTGCTGTTACAATATTTAATGCAGTAACCTCTCCAGAAACTGCTGTAATTGTTCCAGTAGCAGGGGAAGCTGTTCCAGATGCAATTGCAAATTGGAATGTTGTTGCTGTTGGGTCTGGAACGCTTGATGTAATTGTTCCAGTAGCAGGAGTTGTTAGTGTTGAAGCTACAGTATATGTAAATTCATTAGGATTAGAATAAACAGTAACAACAACATTTCCATTGTATCCAGCAGGACTTGCTCCAGCAATAGTTACAACATCTCCAGTTGAATAGTTATGAGGAGTAGGAGTTACTGCTGTTGCAATTGCTCCAGACCTTGAAATTGTAAGGCCACTTATTGTTGTCAATGGAACAGATGTAATAACCTTTGTTCCATTGTATGCGTTTGGAGTAGCACCAGAAATTGTTACAGATTGATCGATGCTATAACCATGAGGAATAGATGTTGTAGCAGTTGCAACAGAACCAGATGTTGTGAGGCTTGATACGCTCAATACAGCATTATTGATAGATGCTGTAGCAGTAGCCCCAGTTCCTCCACCACCAGTAATTTTAACTTGAGGTGGATCAGTGTAATTTAAACCTCCAGATATTTTTTTGAAGCTCGAAACAAAAGATGTTTGAACCTTTGCAGTTGCTGTTGCTTGAGTTCCTGTGCCTCCCGGTGCGCCAATTGTAATTGTAGGAGCATCAGTATAACCAAGACCTCCGCTTGTAATTACAACTTGATTTACAGAGCCAGAAACAAGAATTGCGTATCCAGTTGCAGTTGCTGTTTGAATTGTGCTTCCAGCAGGTTGAGATGGAGGATCAGAAAAAGTAACAGTTGGAGTTGAGGAGTATCCAGAACCACCAGCAGTTACAGTAATAGAAACAACTGAACCAACAGTTACTGCTTGGAATTGCGCTCCAGAACCAGATGGGGTTGCAATGTTAAGCGTTGGAGCAGTAATTTGTGATGTTGTGCCAGTGGTTGCTGTAGAAGCAATTAATTTTACAATAGAATTTGTTCCACTGCCAGAGTCTTTAAGTGAAATTGGATTTACAAGACTTGTTGGCGTTGATACAGCGGCATCCGCATAACTTTGATGCAAAGAAATAGTATATTGGTCAATAACATTGACATAATAGTTCTGATTCGCAATCAGCGGTTGTGGAAGGTTTCCAGAAGCAGTAAACGCCTGCACTTGATCTCCATCATTGTAATAATGGCGAACAGGGAATGTAAGAGTTGTCTGTGGATCAATCTTTTTACGAATATCTACATTGAGAGAGGCTGTAGTTCCAGTTGTGTAGATTGGATTTATATTTTTCTTTGCATCATCAGAACTACCAAAAACAGTCAAATTAGTAGAATCAATCGCATTCGCATAGTATGTATTTTGAGAACTAAGAGGAGATGGAAGGGATTGACCAGATGGGAATGTAATCTGATTGGCAGTATCAAGCGTAAATTCTGGAGCGGATGCAAGTTTAAGTGCAGTTACAACTTGCGAATCTCGGCTATCTTTGAATTGCAAATTACCAGCTCCAACAATGCTCTGAAGATTTATTGGATATTCCAATGCTTGAGCATTTAGAGGATCATTGAAAAGTTGAACAGTGTATGCGTCAATTACGCCAATGTAATATGTTTGACCATTCTGCAATGCTACTGGAATTGTTCCAGAAGTTGCTGTAACACTCATTCCTTGCCCAGACGATAGACCATGAGCAGAGGATGACCTAAACAAGTTTATGGGCGTTATAGCAACACTACGGGTCTTTACTGTTGCATCATCTGGAGCAATCGTTCCGTATGCGAAATCACTTTGCGAGTGGATTGGAACAAGAAGACCATCTACTCCAGTTCCATTTGCAAGTTGTGAGCGAATTGTGCGGTTGTCTTGATCAGTTCCAAGAACGCGAATTGTCTTGCCGACATCATTCTCCATTTCAGCCACCGCAACAAGCTGAGAAGGCTGAATAATATCCATGAGAGTTGCAACATATCCACGATCATCCCATGCCCATTCAACGGAATTGTAAACTCCACCTTTGTTTACATGGTATTGGAAAAGTCGATTACGGAAATATGTTGGGCTACCATCAATATTAACTGCAAGAGGCACATCAATGCCGCGAGGAAGCGTGATAGAACAACGATCCCATCCAGTGCATACATCAACATCAGCAACAGAGTGAGTCCAATGACCAGACTCCATCAATGTTGCTACTGCTTGCGAAATTTTACGAAAAATCTTCTTTTCGTCGGTAGTCCCTAAAATTTCAGCGCATTCATCAAAAATCTGAGAAACAAACATGGCGCGACATTATCGCATCGAACCTTCTTGTGCAAGAGATTTAAGAAACTCTTCGTCTTCAGCAGTTGCTGGCACTTCAGAAGGAGCAGATTCATCCATAGGAGCTTCGCTTGCGCCTTTCTGAGCATCAACATTCGCTTTCATTGCTTGAATAGCAGCAGCAAGTTCAGCAGAGAGAGTTTCAAGTGAATTTAGAACATCGTATTCCATCTCTACA